ATATCCATTTCAAACTTTACAGGATGTTTGTCACTATCAGAACGTACTAACATTCCAGGATCTCCTAATTTCTTATATTTATTATCAGACTTTAATCTATTAAGAACTCTATAAAGTTCGACGACTGGAAAGACTGCACCTTCAGGTCTAAGGAAAGCTTCTTTTGGAGTCTTGGGATGCTGGGTTATAAATAGATTATAAGCTACAGGTTCTACTGCTTTCTTTTCTTCTCTTTCTAAGTCTACATCATTAGTTGCTTCTGCACGTAAATGATTCCCTTGTTTATCTACAAAAGGAGGTCTATACCATTGTTCATCTACAAACCACCCACATTCTCCTACTGTATTCTCATCATATATGTTCTCGTAAGATCTTAGTCCGTAAAATGATGGATTATAGAACATCTCTTCGAAGTCAAAGTTAGTGCCGTTCTTTGAGTTACCGCCTGTTCCGTAAATAATAGGAATTCCTACCATTATATTACCATCTTTGAATAAAGGATATGAACGCTGATATGCCTGAAGCAATCCAGGCCAGTCACCAGCTTCCTCAAAAAGCATGCGTTCTGCAGTCCGTCCTACTGATTTTTGTGGGCTGTCTTTAAATGATAGCGCTAGTATTTCAGATTTAAATCCTTTTTGGACAGCTATTCCATCTCTATTTTTTACTACATATCCACTTTTAACAGTTTCTTGTCTGTCTACTAAATATCCTTTTGCCCAATCAGTATTATCATTAATAAAGTTTATCATAGATTTAGCCATCTCCATAGTATTAGCCCAGAATGTTTTTTCAAATGCAGCTAGTATTGATATAGAATACGGAAACCAATTATATCGCCATACCATACCAAAGGCATTCTTGTAAGAAAATCCTTTCCGCCGTGCCTTTACTACTATCATCCCTTCACCATTCTTTTCAGCTTGGTCAAGCTCGTGATACCAATAGTAATCCATATCTAAAAATCGGGGAAAGGTCTCTACTTTTCGTTGTCTTTTTCCTTCACCCACCGTAGCAAGTATCCTACCATAATTGAGATAAGCGTAATGCTCACCTGTGATACTAACTCCACCCACTGTATATCCATTCTTACATCTATTTTCTTCTTCATCCCAAAATTCTAGAAACTCTGTTGTTCCTGAAGGAGCATGTGTATAACATTTATGCTTAAGATAATGTTGAGCAGAAACAGAAAAGTAGCTAGTATTAATAAACTTAAGATAATTTTGGCTCGTATGATAAATAGGATTATAGTCAAGATTAATATGGTTTTTAGCTACTATTATCTTTTCATTTTCCATTAAATTACTTTACTTAAATAGTATATCGCATCCATATGTGCATCTGCTATTCTATCTCTTATATCTTCATTTAGCAGCATTAATGCTTCTGTACTATTTGTCATAAAAAAATTCTCAGTTAACACGGCAGGCATAGCTGTTTTCTTTAAAACGTAAAAGTCTGCTTCCTTATCAGGATCATTATCTGTATTGTCTTTACGCATTCTCTCTTCTGGAAATTCAGCTGCCATCATTCTATAAAATATAGTAGCTATTTGGTCTGATCGTGTCTCTCCTTTTGAAGTATAACAGGACCATCCATGAGCTTGATTCCAATCATTACCAAAGGCATTTGCGTGAACACTTAGATAGACCGCTCTTTTATCAACTTTATAAAAATCATTAGCACGTCGCACTCTTTCCTTTAAAGAAATATCTTCTTCTTCAGGAACAAGTACTATTGAATCTATACCTGCTGCATTACATGCACTATCAATTCTTTGTACAAGAGCTCTGTTAAGTTCTCCTTCATATAATACAGTTCCATCTGCAAATTTAGGTGATCTTTTTCCTGCTGTTTGGTATTGCCCGTCGATCATACCGCCATGTCCAGGATCTAATAACCAAAGATATTTTGAGTCACTTTTAGATTTATCTTCTATTTTAAGATCCATATCCATAACTATGTAGTTTTTAATAACTTTTTTTATTCCCTTTATTATAAGTTTCAGCACTTTGCTTTCTTCTTTTTAGCCTATCGGCTTTGCGCTTTTTGCGCTCTTCTAATTTTGCTTTAAGTCTATCTAACTTATTTTCTAGCTCTTGTGCGCTACGCACTTGCTTGTGTAACGAGTTCTCGCAGTCTTTTTTTTTAAAGTATCAATAACTTCTGTTCTAGAATCTATCTCTATTGTATCTATTTTAAGACTATCAATTGTTTGACTGTCTTCTCCTTGGAAATAAGTACAACTACTTATCGCTAATAAAATCCATAATATGTGCGTATATTTCATCTGTTTTTGTTTGAACGTTTTTTAATCTTTCTTCTAACCGAATAATAGCTTCATTATTCTTTTCTAATTGGCCTATCTTTTCCTCCAATTGATCTATTCGCATAGATGTTGTAAAGTAGAAACCACCAAGTGATGCAACTATAGCACCAATGGTGACTAGGAATTTTATATCTATTTTTACTTGTTCCATTTTAAGGGTCTTCTCTATTTCCTTTAATTCTTTGTCCACGCAATGTAGCTAATTGAGCTACTTCACGTTCCACTTGTTCTTTAACTTTATTAAGGGATTCTATCACAGGACCTATTGCTTTTAATGCTGATGTCACATCATTTGGTTTATAAATAGGCCTGTCATTTTTATCTCGCTCATGCAAGTTAACAGTTTCTAAGTAATTTGTCAAGTTACTTATAGTTTTTAATGAAGCTTTAAGTAACCTCATAGACGGTGTTTCTTGTAATTCTATATATTTATCTATAGCCTCTTCTATACTTTTATCGGGTTTGTACTTCGGATCTTTCATGAAGTCTTTAGCTACTACCTTTGCTGCTAAACCTATATCCGCACTTTGTACATATGGTGATTTAAAGTCTGTAGAAAAGTAAATATAAGAAAGTTCTTTTATTGCTTTTTCTTTATCTTTTGTTTTATCTCTACTCCATAATTCTTTGAATTCAGGAATAAGAAGTGCTTCTGTCGATACAATTACTTTTCTATCTTTAAGATCAAAGAGATTCATTTGTTTCTTTTTTTTCCCATTTTCCTAAAGGACATTCTTTTTCTTCTACATAAAGTGCAGCAGGAAAAGCACATCCACATTTGTTACATTTGTAACCTGCCAGATCCCAGTCTTGATTTTCTCCTACTTCTTTCTTTATTTGATTTACTTCAAGGTTTCCGTGTTTCAAAACTTGGGTCGTCATGAACTTCCAAAAACTTGATGCTTTTAATTCAGGGCATCCTGTACATATTTCTGCACGATAATCTGCTATTGCCTGAAGATTAGCATTTGCGTTGCCTTTAGCATAAATAGACCACCCCTTAAGTATTTGAGAAGCAGTCTCTTTAATTTTTTTGGCACTAGCTACTATACTTTTCGCTTTACCTTTTTTACACCCACATCCCATAATGGTTTATCCATTTAAAGCAGGTCCTTTCAAACTTTTCTTTGTAGGAGCTTTTCCTTTTTTTGCTTTGGGAGCGCTTGTACGCACAGTGCTTCCTCCTTTAGGAAATCCTTGAGATCTATTCTTTATATATTTTAAAAATCTTACAAATGGCATAATAGTTAATTTTAGTTAATAAATAAATGCATAGTAATTCTATGCAAAAGATACAATATTTTTTTCATACAAATCTTTTAACTCTCTCATATTTCTTCATTATTTCTGCTTCCAGATGTTTTCTATTAATCTTTTCACACTCTTTAATATACTCAGGATGCCAATCTTTCTTGATCCTGTCCCCTGGCGTATGATATTTATTCGCCAAACTTTTTATTTCTTTTGTTGTCATAATAATCTTACTGTTCCTACTGTTGTTTCTACTGTTACTTCTTCTATTTCTTTCTCTTTATCCATTTATCTCTTATTCCTATTTGCATTTGGCAAATCTTAATATTTATGTCAACATTCTTTTTGTCATCTCTCGTCATACAGGATGCCTGTTGCAGTTTTTTAATTAACTTCTCTAAATACACTATTTCCCTTTTTTCAATTGGGGATATTTCCTATACACAAAGGCTTTAAGCTTTCCTGGGTTAGGTGCATTATGTGCTAATTTTAATGCTGACTTAGCTCTTGCTAAAGTATTAGTTGGGAATGAACCAGCTGGTGCTCCACCTGCGGGACCACAAAAAGATTTCACTCCTTTATACTTACCAGCATTAGACCCTCCTGGTTTCTTACGGGCTGCCTTTGTTTTTGCACTTATTTTCTTTTTAGCCATTGCCTTTAGATTTAAAACCTATTATACTTTTTTCACTCACTATCCTTTGCTTTAGTTTCTTAAGCTTGTGATAGTCATCTTTAACTACTAATGTTATAGGCCTTGTCTTATGATGTATTCTACAATGCCCTTTCTTTATTTTCCCTTTCTCATCAAAGTGTTGTTCTATTTCTACACTTGATATATCATCACATAACCACCTTGTAACTATATTCTTCTTTACAAGTTGTTCCTTACCCTCTTCATCTTCTTCGTACAGGTCTGTTACTACTTTGAATTCGTGTGAAGTGTTCATTCTTCTTTTTATATTCTAGTTTCTCATTAACTTTCCTATTCCGTATCTCCCATAACCTTGCCAGCTCTTCTTTAGCTGTTTCGCTGTACAAGTTAGGATTTTTTCTGAAACCTTTTATAAGATTTCTTATTAAAGAATTTAATCTTTCTAGTTTTACTTCAAATGTTCCAAGGCCATGAATCTTAATAGAGTTCAAGTCATTGTCTTCCATTCTTCTTTTAACAAATCCAAATTGATGTCTTACAACACTC